TGTAGGTGGAGGTGGAGTTTGCATAGGTGGTTTAACACGGATATTCCCTAATTTGTCACTTGGGTCATTCATTCTACGCTCAAGTTCTGCTCGCTTATCTTGTCTTGTTGGGGGTGCAGGTTGAGGTGGCTGTGCTACAGGTGGCTGTGCTACAGGTGCAGGTTGCTGTGCGTCATCTATTTCTTTCATAGTACCTTCAAGTTCACTTTCAAAAGCCCTTTCCTGTTCAGCCCTTTGTTGTTTTAATCCTTGTCTTGCTTGTTGAAATCTTTCCTCAGAAGTAGCCCTATCGAGTAAACCCCGTTTTACTCCTACGGATGCCGCAGGTGCAGCAGGTTGAGGTGCAGCAGGTTGAGGTGCAGCAGGTTGAGGTGCAGCAGGTTGAGGTGCAGGGGCA